GGTTGAGCGTTTAGCATTACCTAGGTTATCACGGACTTTTTCATTTCCGTTTGTCAGCTGCTCTACAAAGCCTAATACAATAGCTTCATCATCTTGGAACCGTTTAAGCTTATATATCAAACCCTCGTTGAAAGTACCGCGGCCATGCTTATATTTTCCTAGAGGATCACGCATCATAATCCCCTCGTACCCTAGCTCAAGGTTTTCACCCTCATACGCAATAAGCTCCTCATAACTTTTACATATTGTGTGTGGTATGAGTGAAACATTGCCTACAACGATGCCTGCTGCATTGTAGACCATTTCATACTCTTGAATAAGCTTCTTAGCATGTTGCAGTCTAGCTGTAAAAGGCTCGTTAGAGATTGCTTCATCAGCACAATCAAACACACGAAACGAGATATTTTCAGCAGTTTTATCCTTAGACATGATATGCGACTGAGTACGGTTATAGACATCATGATCTGTTTCATCACCAACAATAATCTCACCATCGAGCTCTGCATAACAGCTGAAAAGCTCTTGTACCTGTTTGCTAGGAAGATTTATATACGTACGGCTCTTACAAGCTTCTTCCTTAACAATATTACGGATACCATCTAGTTTTGGAGAACAAGACAGCGGATAGCGTAATCTTTCAAAGTAATCCCGCATCTTCATCGGATCTTCATTTGGAGCTAACATCGGCTTAAACATTTTTATTCCTTAATTAAACGACCACGAGAATAAGAGTATTCCATCATATTGCGCACACGTGCTTTCTTTGCATCCATTTCAGCCCTGTCATAAAGTCCAGGAAAGCCCATTCCAGCTTCACTTAACATTTCTAATATAGCCGCAACATCATTGAGCTCTGTTATGAGTGCTCCATAATTTGTTTGATCAGTCTTAGGATTTATATCATTCAGACCGAATCTCATAATCTTAGAAACAGCTTGACTAACTTCTGCGCCTTCTTCGCCTAAGATCGTTAGGAGGTGTTCTTGCATATTCAACATATTAACCTTTCAAGATATCAGCGACATATTCAGCATACTCTACTTGCCGCTTAAAGTATCCACTACGTTTAGATTCTTCCCAATCTTTTTCATCAGCTACCATCTTAATGAAAAATACCTCTGGCATATGGCCATCTGTAGTTTGCATAAATAAATTTGAATGAATGAATTCACGCAGGATTTCAGAAAACTTCGGGTTGCAAGAAAATGATATATCAGCAGAATTACGAGATTCTAAAGCTTTAATAATAAAGTTAGTTACATCGAATTTATATCTAGCCAATGCTGCTTCAAAATATAATACATTTAGAATATCTAGGGCTTTCATTATGTTTCCTTTAGAGTGGGTTTACAAGTGTTATTAAGAGTTGGCCAGGTACTACAATGTCTGCTTGCAGATTAAACTGCGTACGTAAATAAGCTTTAACTCTTACAGCAAACACTTCGGGTACATCCATAACTATTTGAGTACCCTCTGGTATTTCTGATTTTTCAGCTTCATATAATACATCAATAAGGCTTGTTAAGGTATGGGCGAATGTGTACTCAGATTGCAATTTCGCCGATAGGTCTGTAAGGTTTAACATTTAGATGTTCCTCTTCTGTTAATTTAAAATGTAGCTCTGGAAATTCTCTAATAAAATCTAGTAAGGTGTCATTCAAAAGTTTAGTGGCTGTCCTAGCTGGTATATGGCTTTCACCTTTTATCAGGAAGTGTAATTTATCTAGTCTGTTAAATGCACCTATTACTATTTGTTCTCTATTATTGGTCATACCACTCCTTGTTTAATTCCCCATACACGCATCAAAAATAATACTACTTGTAGCGTGAGGAGAAAAGCTTTTTAGTTCATTAAAAATAAGTTTAGTCAGAGTATCTGCAGTTGCTGTAGGCAATATATCCAGTTTCTGATAACGTAACTCAGCATTGATATCTTGTTGCTTTACGCCTAGATCTCGCATTGCAGCAATAACACCAGAAAGATCACTTCCGTTTTTGCAGATAAGCTCCTTATCAACGGCTTGAGCATTTAGGGATATTGCAGCGAGAATCATTATTAATATGTATTTCATGGTAAATCTCCTTATGGGTGGTTTTTGCGGTATTCGTCGAATTCCGTCTGAAGTATAGCTTTAGTCTCTTTCAATTCTATTATCTGTGTCAATAACAGAATTGATTCAGTACGCATATTTGAAAGTCTTTTATTTAATTCTATTATTTTCCTTTCATTAGAACTGAAATGTTTAAGAGGCGCCATTTACACTTTCGTATTTTACTTGCATAGCATCAGGTTTATAAATCTTCATTGATCCGTTTTCACCTCGAACAACAAAGTCTCCGTGGAGTAACGTATTTATTGCATCCTTATATCTTATAGTTAAGTATAATGGCGTTGCGGATAGCACAGCGTTACCCGCATATAATCGTTCTATTTCTTCTCGATTTGTGCCATCCCACTTTACTGCCAGAGCATTATACCCTTTCTTTCGATGTGTAGCTTTAACAGGCTTCCCATCTATTTCAAAGGAGTATTCCAGATCTTTCCTAAGTTCTTCGATTTCACTTACAAGCAAATTTAGAAGTATCTTAATAGTTTCAGGAGTATTCCCAAGATCAGCTAAAAACATTGAGGCAACTTTGTCATCCATCTTATTCAACCTTCGCTAAAATTTCATTAATAAGTCTGTCAAAATCCCAGACACCTAACACCTTTAAACCATCGTGACGTTTTTGTACAACATAGACTTTCTCCTTATTAATGTCTACTAGTAGCCGCTTATCGCAAGGACTCTTAGTGGATCCTAAAAGGTCTGTTATTTTAACATCTTTCATAATGTATCGAAGCTTTCTATTTGAGTTAACTCAGATAAACGCCCAGTAGGGTAATCATAAATACACCCGTTTACTGGCCCAGTACGCCCTGTCTTACGTGCCTTTAAAACACTCATTAGCATCGTGTTACGAACTCTCTCATCCTCTGCTGTCAGATCTCTTGCAAAAGCAATAATATCAAAACTTACTTGCTTAATAGATCCACTACCTTTTATATCATCTATTGATGGTAGATTACCTTCTTCGAATGATTTGCCGCCATTAGCAGCTTTCCTCAAGTGTGATACGAGGCCTATCCAAACTTTGTGCCGCTTAGCTACACGTAACAAATCATTCATAATCTTATCAATAGCCTCGTTGCCAGTAAGCCCGTCAGCGCCTTCTGATACTAGTATTGTAATATGATCCACAAAGATGTGTGTACAGCCAGACAAACACATGTACTCTAATAAATCTACAATTGACTTGTCTTTAATTGTATTCTGATGATCCAAGATCATTAGATTGTCATCTTTAAATACCTTGTCAAAGCCAACCTTCAAATCTTCGATAGGCACATCCTCATACTCTGGATTTCGACTTAGAATCATTCCTGATAGATTTATAGCTGTCTCTGCGGGTGATTCCTCTAAGCTTATGATACCAGCTTTCCCAAAGAGTTCATCAGGATTATTCTCTTTCATGTCCAACAAGTGCAAGATAATTTCCCGCAATAGTGTAGACTTTCCAGAGCCTGTACCTGAAATAAATAATACAATCTCCCCTGACCGCATACCTCTAAGTTTTTTATTAACACCTGACATGCATGCAGGGTAAGGTATTACAGGTGCAGTTTCAGCTGACTTTACTTCTTCCCAAATTTCTTCCTTAGTTAGGAATCCTGCAGGCTTGAAGACTTCAGCATCCCAGATAGCCTGTAAGAGCCTATTACCGCCATTTTTAAGCAATACATCACTAGCATCTTTCAAAGGTAGTTTGCAAATCTTTACCTTGTCTAGGCCTATTATATGAATAGCTTTATCCGTAGCTTCTTGACCTGCAGCATCATTATCTAAACATAATACTACCTCTCCAAAGCTTCTAATCCAATCTCTATTCTCTAATAAAGGCTTTGTGTTTGCGGCAGAAGATAGAGAAACCACAGGATAGATTTTCTGGTATTTCTCGTAAGAAGCCTGAGCAACAGCCATAGCGTCTATCTCGCCCTCTGTGATGATTAACCTCTTACCACCGCCTTGAAAGAGTGTTTGCCCAAACAATCCTACCATATCTCCTACAAAGCTGAATTGCTTAGGAAGACTTCTTACTTTATACCCTATCTTATCACCTTCCACATAAGGATAATAATGCGTATCAATCTCACCGCTTGCGCTGTAGCTAACCTTTACTCCAAAGAATTCAGCCACATGCTTTTCTATCTGTCGTTCTTTAAAACCCCTGCTACTGAGTGCTTGGATGTCTTCAATTGACATTCCAAAACTAGTGTTTAATTTAAACTTTTCTGCCATTGGCTTTACCACCTCACTTTTAGAATTCGGTCTGAATGATTTTCCACAACTAAAACATTTACTACCACCATCTTCATAAATCTGCCTGGCGTCAGAAGAGCAGCAATCAACTTGGTCAAGGCAGGGCTGATTACGTGTTACAATAACGCCCATTTATATTAATCTCCGTTTTTAATTAAACTTGATACCGTGAATAAGAATAGACTTATTAATAGAAAATCAGAAGAGTCTAAATTCTCTTTACCACGTAGTAATAAGACTCCTAAGAATAATGCTGAGAAACCTGCGAGTACTGTTAAAAATTTTACTATATTAAGCATATAAATCCTTTAAAATAGCTCAGTTATTTCTAAGCTGAATGTTGGTGTATTAGTGTGTTTAGGATAGGCTTCTTTCAAGTTACTAAGTGCCTTTTTTGCATCTGTGTATACGCTAAAGTTAAGCACTGTAACAGCTGTAGATACAGCTACGCTACTAAGAGTTCCTACCCGCGTAGTTGCTATAAGTAATATTTGATATGAATTCATATCTCCTCCTCAATTAATTGTAACACGATTGTGTGCATCCACAGCCTTTAACATCATAAGCATTCTCTCTTTATGTCGGTCAGTTATATTTTCTTTAACAACCCAAGATACTTTGTTAATTAAAAGATTATACCAAATATCGCGATTAATAGAAGCCTGCACATCAAACAATGACCAGCTCTCTGCGTAACTTAAGCCGCCCTTACTCTTATATTGCTCTATTGCTATGAACTCAAAGTTATGCTTGCCATGTGTCTTTATGCTTTGGGATAATTCTTTACTAGAACTGATATACCAACGCCAGTTAGAATCTTCGCCTTTGTTAAGTTTTCCAAGGCCTTTAAATTGCTTCTTGCCTAGATAGAGTTTCTCTGTCATTACATCACGAATAATATAAATGAAACCTATATAACCTTTAGCACCTAGAGGCTCAGGAAATTGCCAATGACCATTTCCGCGATACTTCGTAGGGTCTACTCTGGAGCCTACTTTTCCTTCTAATGATACTTTTACTACCTTTGCTTTAACAGGAACCGCCGCAATACCTATTAACGCAGTTGGTAGTACAAACTTAGGTTTTTCCACTTAGCCTCCAAGTAATGCTCCAAGGGTCATATCTGCTCCGTCATATCGGATTTTAGATTCATTATTTATTGGCTTATTAGGCTCTACGATCTTCACGTAATGGCACTTATACATAAAGTAGCCTTTGTCTTTCACCAGATGCTTTAGATAAGCTGCGGTGAATTCGTATACGTTATTGTAGTTAGCTAAAGCCGTTGAAGTGGCTTCAGCAACGCTCTTTACAGAAGCTCCGTGACAATACTGGAAGTTATTAAAAACTGTTACGAACTTACCATCTAACTTGTAATGCTGCTTTTTCATTTTAGTACCCTTATTTATGTTTGAGTTATTTTCCAGACCAAGAGATCTTAATTTTATCAGGAGAGAATGTCATGCCTACTTCATAACCTAAATCTTCAAGGAGGGATCTTAACGAAGAAGTGCTACGAAGCTTCCCACCCATCACTTCTGTAATTTCCAGCAAGAGAATGCTGGTTGAATCACGTCCTTCCGAAACAGCCTTTACAACACTTTCATCAATTAATTCAAAGATTTTCCTAAGATGTGTACTCTGAGAAATCTTATAGAAAGCTACCCTCTCCTTCTTCTCTTTCGCTACTTCAGACAAATATCTTGCGCCTTTTGCTGAATACATATTGCTAATCCTTCTTATGAATGAATTTGTAAAACTCGAAGTCTAGCTCTCGTTTGGAAGTGTAACTTCGGGTTGCCCAAAAGAGGCTTGCTAGGTTGCAGCAGGCGGGGCTGTATCGAGCTACCTGACACTCCCACCTAGCCGAGCAGATTTCTTTTTGCGTTTAGAGTGCTCTAAACATCACTTAGCGGCTCTAAGTAATCGATAGATAATTCTAATTCTTGTATTCAAGCAAACTTGCGTTGTCATTACTCCATTTACAAAAGCATGGACAGCTATCTTAGAGTTAAAATTATATCTACAACTATACACAGCATCACTCGCTACAGCGTCTTGTACTGTACTATAATGGCCAGGGTTAAATACAGCGAATTCATACAGGTCGCCCTCATGTATCCTCTCTAGACCTTCGTAATACTCCCAAGATCTTTCTATAATGTTGGCCATTTTATATCACTCGCTTTTACTGTAGGCGCAGCTTTCACGGAAGTTGTGAATTCGCTAGTAGCTGAATTTTTAATTAAAGCCTCCTCGACATCAACTGCCTTACCACTCCTCTTCTTCTTAGCTTTTACTTCAGCTTCCACAGGCCTCTGATATTCAAGCTCAGGCCAGCCATCTAATGTGAATTCATCGTCAAACGTCTTCAATAAATAAATCAAACGTCCTGTAAGGAGAAGCTCACGTTTCCAATCAGCTTCTTCAAAAGCTGCCTGATAAGCATGGATAACTGTTGTCTGAAAATCCAGCTCAGTGATACAGCCGACTAATAAATCTTTAGCCTTCTTATCACCAACGCGAGGAATACCTTTAATGTTATCTGTCGGGTCACCTTTAAGAAGTTGTTCATAATAAAAGCGCATCGCGTACTCCTCAGTTACATTTAAGAAAGTATTTTGATGCATTAAATAATGACGCCCAGGCATACAACGTAAGTCTTTATCGATTGAGCATATCACGTAGTCTTTTCCTTGCGCAACGTGCTCTTGCTGCCAAATACGCAGGTAGTCGTCAGCTTCCATACCATCAGCAGGAACTGCCAATCCCTCGTCTACAGCTCTTTGTCGGAGCAAAGGAACAAAGGGGTTCTTCTTTTGTACGTTAGCACTCCGATTAGCTTTGTACTCAGGATATATTATATCTCGAAAGTTGCCCTCCCCTTTTACAGCCATTTGGTAGTTATCTGTGAAACACAACTCACACAACTCTTTTACAATCTCTTTAAAGCGTATCCAAGAGCTTTCGAAGTATGCTGCATCCTCTTCTGGAGTGTACTCTGGAAGTGTCTCTAATATTAAAACCTTTCCATCAACCTTAGGGATGCGATTTCTACAACACATGTAGGCTACTACATCTCCGTCAATTATCGCTGTTGTCATTAATTATTTCCTTCTTTAGTAAATTGTTAGGATTAGCCGTCAATGAGGACTCACATTGACGTTCTGCATTAAATATTGCATCATAATTATCTTGATAGGACTTTGACGCTACCCCTGTACGTAATGAAGCTCCTGTTATAGGATTACGGTCTACCATCTTCTTTTGCATTTCAATCTCCGTTAAAGTGTTATTTAGGTACTGCTTAAACAGCTATATCGCTTTGGAATATTTCCTGGCTTGGTAGGCTATCTCCATAGATCTCAATATCGCCACCAGTGATACTCCAACCAGCCCTTACACTCTTACCGTACCTGATTCCACCTCTAGTATTAATATTGCAACCAGCGCTTATACTCAAAATTGCAGTAATGTTACCACCTGCATTAATATCATTGTCTGCATTAAGATCTCCGCCTGCAGCTATGCAGCCACCCGCATAAATATCGCCACCTACATCTATATCGCCAACTGCGGTTACACCACTACCTGCTTCGATATTACCACCTACGTTTATATAACCTCCTGCATTGATAAAATCACCTACGGTGATATCGTCACCTACATTAATATCGCTGCCTGAGACACTTAAGCCTGCTTTGAGATAGCCCGTAAGATCTATTGAGCCTGCCACTCTGATAGCACCCGCAAAGAAGCAATGGGAACCCTCTAGCTTGTCCACTTCAAGAATAGTAATCATGCTTCCGAAAGTCTTCAGTGCCCATTCCGCATACTCAGGCTCATCAGTTTCCGAGAGCTTGTTTAGCACTTCCTGGTATTCACCACCTTCTTGGAAGTATTCGGTGAACCATTTAATTAATTCTGGGCATGCTAGTTTTTCTATGAGTAAGTCTTCTGTGATTAACATCTTCGAGTCCTTTGTAGTAAAGTTTAATTATTTAGGCTATGATACGAATCCGCCAGGTTTGGAGCTCATACCAATTCCTTTATAAAAATTTGAATAAAGTTACTCGGCTTGTACTGGCTACCATTTACACAAGTGTAAATACACCCGCATCTATTTTTGCGCCAAATGAAATTAACGCACTGGCGGCAGTCTATTGGAATAATCACCTGCATGATTTAAAGTTATCCTCAAGTGATTTCGCGATGAATAAAATCTGTGAGACAGGTAATCTCATAGCCTGCAACTTCGCAGTCATTGTGCGATTCATACTTCTTTCAGCGGTTAGCGCAGAGGCTAAGGCTTCTAGTGAATATTGTGTATACACACCCTTTTCGTTCAGATAATGGAGTATACCGTCAATTAATTTTTCTTCTCTATCACCTATCACGACCCGCCTCTCATTTCGTCACCTCGACATAAATAACGTCATCCTCGAAAGCTATTCCAATACACCTAGGAGCCTGAGTGCAGCCTACAGAGTAACGCCTAAATGCACAATCAGTACAAGGCTTGCCTCTGCTTTTAATTCCCTTAGCCACATAAGTCCTACCCTCCTGCTTGAAAGTTTCGCCTATTCGCATCTTATCATCCCATAGCCTAGGCCGTAGTGCGTAATACTACGTAAGCTAATTTGTAGCCAGTATAAAAATCTAATTATCATGCATCACCTTTCATTTTACGTTGTGGTTTCGTGTGCTTATCTCTTGTGTGTTTATCTAGCGAAAGTTTTGATGATAGTTTCTTTCCGCATTTTTCGCACTGCCATTTCCATTTTGTTTTAGCTTCTGGCGCACTTATATCAACACCGAAATTCTTTAGCGTGTATTCCACAGCATATTCACCCATCACGAACCGCCTATCATTTCTCCACCTCTACATAAATAACCTCATCTTCAAAGGTTATACCACCGCATTCAGGTGCCTTATTACAGTCTATGCTGCAATTTCTGAATGCGCAACCAGTGCAAGGCTTATCACGACTTTTAAGCCCCTTAGCCATATAAGTCCTTCCACCCTGCTTAAAAGTTTCACCTATTTTCATTTCATTTTACCCTCAAGCCATACCTCAATTGCGTTAGCAAATTCCTCGCCAGTAGCAGGTATGTCATTACGTTGCATACGCACCCATTCAATTAAACCCGCAGGCATCTTTGTAGGTGCCTTCTCGTGGAGTATTGCTAGCTCTTCCCGAAGCTCCTGTATGATTGGAGCTATTTCTTTGTGTAGACAGAGCTGCCCAAATGAATGTTCTGTAAATGCGACAAGAGTTGCACCTGCTTGTAATCTAACGTCAGATGGATAGTATCTCTTAATATCAAGCATGTTTCCACCCTTCTAGTAAACATCCAGTTAGCCTGTATGCGTAAATTAATCGAGGCTGCCATAAGTATGCGCTTGCGATTTCTTTATTGGTCATTACTTGCCCAGGCTCCTCGTGAATCATATATTCAAACTCCAGCCCATCTGGAATAGGGCAATTGCCGCCATTCCACACATTCCAAGGCTGTTCTGGGGAAATTTGCATATCGCATGGACTGATTTTTAATGTGGATGAATCACTCTGTGTAGTCTTCGATGTCGTACCGTCTCTGTAAAAATTAATCATACCATCGCTAAACGAGCTGAAATATCGTACACGGCTTCCAGTGTAAAGAGTGATGCACGTATCTACGGGCAACTTATTCCAATCAATCTGCTTTATCATGGGTTTCATCTTCAAATCACTGGTGGCGTGAAATACAGATTTGCCTTTCATACTATACTCAAAAGAACGCTCACCACGTCTTACAATCAAAGGATTAGCTAGTTTATCGTCATACGCAATAAAATATGCTTCTTCGCAATTTTCCGTGTAAGCAGGCTCACCAGCTTTAAACCGTTCTAAGTCAAACTCATTATCCATTGTTTTGAACCTTTAAGCTGAAAATCTGGTTGATAAGTTTTTAACGCTGGTGGGCAGCTGCTTTCGCAATTGTATAAGCTCAGCCTCAAGCTCTTTGTTGCGTGCCCGCAGCTGTTCAGCCTCGAGTTCAAGCTCTTTTTTGCGTTGGATTAGCGGTACTACATCCGCGTATTTACATATACTACCTTTTTCACAGAGGCTTGCGCACCCTCCACGTATGTCTAAGGTATACCGTTTAATCTCGCTCATAGTTACTCCCAGAATTTATATGATAAGTTATCTACGCTACCATTCCATGTATCCTTGAGCAACATACCTATAATCAATAAGCACGTAACAGGGATTGCAAACATTGTGTAATACATACGTTTAATATATTTCATTTGAGTCCTTTAGGGTTATTTCTATATCGTTTATGAGCATACTCACATTGTGAATCTACAACGCAATAATCGCAAATCCAGGCATCATCAACTTGCGCGCAGCCTTCATCAAGCGTTTTTGAAACTCTTTGACAGAGATCGTTAATTGTTACTATATGGTTCTTTAGCTTCTCCTTTAAAAGATCTATTTCACTTGGCACAACTTTACCATCCCAATCAACCAAAGCATCATAAAGTAGTCCCATAGCAATCGCGCGGTTAGCGTAATGGCTTCTTCCCACATCTGAAGAAACTTCAATCTTTGAGGGGATATGAAGAATAGTCACGCCTTTTTTGTCGGAATGTACATGCTGCCCTCTCTTAGGGTCTGATGAGTACTGCGTTATATTCAAGTCTTCTGGGCGTATAATACCCCAATTATCTAAAGCCATTTAATATCCTTTAATGAACTTCATACCAGTTATCGCCAATCTTCGCCTCACCATCCATAATTTCTACTCCAAATAGTTTCGGCCCATCAATAAATGCTTGTTTACCTATTGCTGCAGCTTGCTCTGCGAACTCTTCAGGTACTAAGAAATCCTCCTCATCATGCATCATTATACATGGCTGATATGGAATTCCAGCAGCCTCGAGACGTTCCATTGTTAACATTAAAGCTGCGCTGCAAGTAGCTTTCTCACATGCCTGTAGGAGATACACAAGAAGCTTGTGAAAACTATCACAGTAAATCCTGTTACCAGCGATTCCAGGGATATACCCATGACCACTCCCGTACTGTTTAGTCTTCCCATAAATATTTTCTAACTTAGACATTAACTCTTTAAACCCTGGAGTAGATTTTAAGAATCCTTTTTTGAGCTTATCCCCTAATGTTTTATTCGGGGCACCAAATATGTAACTCCACAACGTGTCGCCGCCTGCGCCGAAGAGGAAGGCATACAGCACGCGTTTGGCATTGCCTCGCTTGCGTTTGGCTACATTCTGGGCTAGTGTGTGGTCTGCGTCTGCTGTAACACCTTGCGCCACTAAGTAGTCATCCCAATCAATCCCCATACTTCTTAGCACAGAATTCAAAGCAGCTGCATTATAGCTATGTATATCGCCATTCAGTAGAAGATTAGTATACTCTGGAGATTTCAAGTAATGTGCTAGACCTCGAGCTTGATTACCAGCACTATCACAACCTATCATTTTCCAACCAGGTTTACTAATAAACAAACGCCTTATCTCTGGCCCCCAAACACTATCAGCTGCTGGTACGTTAACAATTAACGAATGCCTAGCTCTCATACTAGGCGTACCGATAGTAAAACAACCGCCATGGATAGTTCCGTCTGGTTTACAAGCTTCTACCCAGCCTTTAATAATAGAATATCTAGATTTATTAGTTAGGAATTCGCAATAAACTTGACCATTTCCTCCCATACATTCTAAGCTGTCTTCTGTTATCTTGGCTGAAGTTTTAACTTTTCTCCCAGTTAGAGGGTCTTTCTTTGAATTGAAAGTTGTAGGTTGCCACCCGTTTCGATATAGGAATATCTTGACATCATTCACACTATTCACATCAAGATCAGCGAATGCTACTCTACAATATTCACCCTCAATCAATCGGTCTTCATCTTGCCCTGTAAGAGGGTCGATGTCGAACCAGCTGGCCGTATTAGATGCGTAAGAACCATTCTTATTCCACTTAGGAGCTTTAGCTTCAACTACTCCAAGCTTCTTATCAATAGGTATAGCCTTACTCCCTAGCAATGGCATAAGCTTGTCGTGTGTCTTACTAATAACCTCATCAATCTCAGCCATCAATCGTTCAGCTTCAGGCTTATTAAAAGGCCAGCCCGTACGTTCTGCCATAGCGCACCACCTAGCTACAGCGTGTTCAGCACGCATATAGTGCCTTATTTGAGGGCTTACTTCAGCTAACGCTCTGAATTCTTTCAATACTACTGCGTAGACCTTAGCTGTTAACTCAATATCTCGAATACAGTAGGTGAGCATTTCTTCGGTGTAATGAGAAAAGTCTTCGAAGTGACCTTTAGGATAACCTAAGGATTCGCCCCATGTAGCTAAGTTGTGACTCCCGTTGTCGAACCGTTTGTAGTTCAGTACAATAGAGAATATTAGTGTATCATGCACACTAACAGAAGCTGGTAACTTGTACCCAAAAAGTTTCTCTAAAGCTGGCATGTCAAAGCCCAACAGGTTATGCCCAATTATTGTATCTGCTCCATCTAAGAAGCTTTTCCAACCAAAGTCTCCTTCTAGCCAATAATGTTTCTCACGTGTGTCAATATTATATGCTGCTACTATCCAGCATCTTGTACACTCAACTAATAAACTATCTGTCTCTATGTCTACTACATAACGTTTAGCCATCATTAACCTCTAATGCTTTAACTATTAGACGCTTTGTAAAAGCATCAGTAGTTCTTATTTCATCATAGAATTTAAGCGCTTTAATCCATTCAAGATCTCCAGGCTCAAATTTAGTCTCCTCACATGTTGAAAGAGATAGTATTGTTACGTACCAATCCTTGTAGCTGGATAAATCTTTATTATATGTTTCAATGTCTACAATACAAATTCTATTCATACAAACCTCTTAAATGAGGGTAACTGTCACTTACCCTTCAGTCTTAGCCCAAAATACCTGTTACATCAGCAACTCGAATAGGCTTATTGCCGTTCTTAACATATGCTACTAAGAACTTATAATACCAGAGACCTTTGCTAAGCTCTTGAAGCTCGCCGTCTTTCCCCCCATTTCTATCTAGATACTTACGTATCTGAAGCTCTACAGCAGCTTTGAAGTTCTCAGGATTTCTGAATCGTGGTAAGTACTGCATTGCTTCTAACCACTGCAGGTCTAGTATATAACCTTGATAGTGACTAGGGTCTACAGCTTTATCAATTACTCCGAGGGGCTGCTCTTGGGGTGTTAGATTAAGTGCCTCTACAGCCTTTTTAGTGCGTTCACGGTCGCCCTTACTAGCCCACTGCGAAGCTCTTGCTAAGCTATCTTCCCATTCTTCAGCTTGCTCGAATGTATTAAGAAAGTTTATAGAATTTGCTTTCAAATGATCCGTGACTCTTATTGTTCGATTCCCACAAGAGCCTTTAGAAATTTTACCAATTATATCAGAAAGCCTGCTGGTGCTTTCTAGACGCCTCTCACTACCTATTTCCATCAAGTCGTATGTATATCGCATCAAAAACCCCTAAGTTGTTAGATTAAAACTCTTTGCCGTTATCAGGAATGTCGGCGCCAATGCTGCTTCCAGACTCTTCGTTGTCTTCTGGAATGACTGTTTCAGTCTCCGTGTCATTATCAAAGTCTTCCATCGGGCTAGGGATATACAGGATATGCTTAACAAGTTGTACAGCCATAAGAACTGATGCAATGCCTTTCTTTCCTTCGAAAGTGTATGGATGCTGAAATACACGGATATTGGCAATAGAACCTGAACCAATGCTATTAGGGTCAACTGGATTACCTTTACCATCCACAACGTCTACAGGAGCCGCTGGTGTTTCTACCTTTGTCTTTTCGTCAATCTTGATACTCTTCTTCTTCAAGTTTACACGATAGTACAATACATTATCGTCGTCATCCATTACTGCCTTGACGCCGAGGTCTGCTGCAATCCATTCATTCTTCTTAGCTTTATCTTTAGTCCGCATTTGAAGTTCCCACGTTGGGTTCGATGGATTGAACTTTTTGTTTGGACGCTTAGGGTCAAGACGTGCGAAGTGAATTTCAACATTTTTAAATATAGCCATTTGTATTTCCTTTTTAAATTAATTTAGATTAGTTTTGTTTAATTACGCTCATTTGTCTTGCACCAGCAATCCTTACAATTGCGAATCCATGCAAAGACGATATGCAGATATCTTCTAGATATGCTTCAAAACCTTCGTTTATGAAATATTCTAAAAGCCCTTCTGCATCAAAAGTATTGATATGTATTATGCTACCTTTAGCAATATCATTACCAGTTACTAAGAAAGCATCTACAGATTTCTCGTAGACAGGTTTCCACGCATCCATCTTACAGCCTAACGCGTCTTCTAGTTCTTCCTCTACACTTACAAATGTTTCCCCTTCAATATCCGCTTCAGCTCTTATTTCATCTATATCCTCCAATATCTTTCGAGCAAACCAAGACATCCACTCTGCTGATAGCCTAAGTTTTGCTGAACGTGTTTCATCTTCGAATGTTCTAATACCCCAAAGCATATTGTAACCTTCTATATCCTTTATCGTTAGAGCGCCAGTAGTGCCTTTCAAAAGTAGAGACAGCCCACTAAATTCTATATTTTCCTCATACTCCCAAAAACCAAAATCTTCGAAAGAAATAATTTGGTAGCATTTTAATACCCGAGTAATGTCAACTATCGGCCATTTTAGAAAATCCTCATAAGTGATAATTATATCTGCAGTCATTTGATCCTTTCAATTTTATCATAGGAACTTCACCCATGATAGGTTAATTTAACGGGGTTGATAAAGTTTAAAGTACGTTATTCAAACTTGATGCTCCCTCTACGCCTTGAGATTTCACCTATAATAGCGTTAATCTTAGGATTAATACCCCACCCTCCATAGAAAATAACTTCAGGTCTTTCCAAGCCTCTGAGCTGCTCTTCCGATGTTATATATGCAAGCCTTACATTTGATATATCCCGTTCTGCCAAATACGTATCTGCTTGAAACCTTGAGCCAGCTACTATTCTAATCTTATCACAAGCTCCTTTCTTCATACCGCTGCTTCTCCTATTTTTGCGTACAGTGTAGTAGAGAATGCTTCTAACATTCCTGTCTCATCATCAGCAACACCTTGTAGATTAAAGAAATCATATGAAGTCATTGATAATATTTCTTTCAAACGCTTAGCATCCATTATACTCAACTCTATTACGACTTTAACACCTTCTGTACTAACCTTCATTTATCCTCCGCAAATAATGCATCCCAAGACTCGGCTGTAAGACCTGTCATTATAAATTCACGCTCGTCAGCACTTAGGTTTGGAAAGATATCTTGAATTTTTCCCAAGCCTTGTTGCCACTGTGTTAATTGAAGATCTGTTATATCTAACTCTAAAGTATTAGAGATGCCGGTCAAAGGGTCTTTCCTAGTTAATTGCATGATTTTTCTTTCAACAGATTTAGAAGCGTTGCATCAGCAAGTACTTCAGGGATTAAATACACGATAGATAGGCTATCATTCATAACTACACAAACTTCAAATAGCTTCGCTTCAGCATGGTATTCTACAGACTCCCATGCATCGCCAGCTTCAAACCAAGTATCACAGGGTGGTGCACAAAGCATTCCCCTATCTGCATCAGGAAGATAAGGTACGCCTTTATAAAAATCATCACCAGCTTCAAAGTATACGATATGCGGCCGATACTCAGGCGTCTCATCCAAATACTCACAGTCTTCTAAAGCAATCCTAATATTTTCTAATATCTCCTTGGCAATAGCTCTTTGTAAATCATCATAAATTAGCGAAGTTGCATCTGGAAAAAATAACTCCTTCATGATTTAAATAAAATGAATTCAGCTTGAAGATTTGGGTATTCTTCAAGCTCGCTTGTATTGCTTATTATCGTAGCGCTATCTACGTATTGCGATAATATAATTTCAGGCCTCCAGCTAGCCACTAAACTCTTAATTCCGTCTAAGTCTAATAAGATCACTGTAGGAGGTATTCTTGTAGATACATTCATTTTAATCTCTCATCTGGATGATGTGCTGGTAATTTAATAAACTCTAACTCATTGTCAGTAACTCTAGGAATAGCCGACCTCACACCTGTTGCGTACCACACGCGGAGCTCTTCAAATGTTACATCAATAAACTTTCGAGCAGGTTTATCTGCGCCTATTAAATATCTCACAAGTATCATTTAATCTCTCACAAAAGGTCTGTAACGATCTAACGTACTCTTTCGAATTGTAGCAATCTTTCCTAAATCTAATAGATAATGTTTGCTATTAAAATCCCAAACATTATCGGAATTTTCCACTCTTGTCAAGCCTGCGGGAGAAGGGTACCCCCAAGCCTTTCTAGCATACTCGCAGTGGCCTTTATTACACCTAGTATAAAAGATATGCATCGCAATTGCTGTGATATCACTATTCGTAAATGCGTAATAGTTAATCCTTACAGCTTCCAATACCTTCATTGCAGCTTTCGATTCGTAAAAACGCTCAGTGCACTTTCTCCAAGTTGCCATAGTATTTCCTAAAGTTAATAAACTGAAATGGTGTTATGTACTCCATAAGATCCTCAAGCAAAACAATACTCTGAATCCAATACCAAACTTGTGTCAAGTGTACCTAACTCAACGCCCTCTAGGTTACCTCCGATATCTGCAATCAATGAAGTTAACGGGTCTGCTGCATATAACTCTACAAATGTCTCTCGTATTATTACAAACAGTTTTGCCATATCCCCTAAAAGACACCCGAAGGAATCGTGGATAGTTGTTACAGGGAAATCCGAGCGTGTAACTGCTAAGGCTAAATGGGCTGCATCCAAGCTATGAATTGCATTAGGGCTAGCTCCTTGACTCTGTTTTCCTTTACTTGGTTTTGTATCTTCCATAAAACATACAGCTAATTGAAGTGTATTTGAGAAGTAACCCGTACTATTTCTTAAGCCTACAGGTGGACCATATTGAACCCAAATCTTTTTTACAGATCCTTCAACATAGTTCTGTACTACAGGAAAATTTGTTACAGGAACATTCCATGACAAGAATCTGCCGTCCTTCTCAGCTACTTTCCCAGCACTCTCAAATACAGATAAAAGTTGCATAGGGCGCTTTAAAGATACTCTGCAATCTTCAAATATCGCACGTCCTAGGTAACTACCCCAAGCGTGCTCCATTGAGAGAAGCTGAGCTATACCATGTTTTCTAGCATCTTCAATCTGTTGCACACCAAGCCCATACGCTGTCCCTCCGTACGGAAGTGTCATTATATTTCGCTTGCATATTTTTCTACGGTGTTTACCATCTGTAATCCTATTCCAAAAGACTGGAGCAGCTTTAGCCAATAGTCCGTCATGGGATTTCTTGAATTGAATTATATCAGCTATTAGCTCTTTCCGTCTATCGGACTTCATAGGTGCTGCAGCTATCTGATTTTTGAAATCAGTAAGAGTGTCAATAAAGTTCTCACAATCCTTTAGCTCCTTCTTCGTAAGCTTTGCAACATCCGCCTCTATCTTAGACCACACATGGTCTGCTACATATTTATAAAGATCCCCAGGTAAATCCAAAGGCACTAGATTCACATGAGGTGCAGTTATCTCATCACGTGTCAATGCAGACAAATGTTGTGAACCATTATTGCTTCCATCAATATAACATTCAAGATGCGATTCGTAGCCGAACATATCTTCAAGATCATTACTACTATTTCTGCACTCAGAAGCTTGCCAAAGTCTCAACTTTAAAAGCTCCATACAAGCAGCTAGAAATTGCCAAGGCTTCTCAGCCTTCATCCAACCTTGATTTACTTTAGGGGACTCAGCGTATGATAATAGAATTTCTTCATTATCTGCAGACCAATGAACGCGGTCAACCAATGGTATTTTATCAGTCTTTGCGCCGTCTTCACGACCAGCATCACCAGCCCAATTAGATGCAATGCTAACCATCAACCAGAAGAAACCTTGCTCACCTATAGCCTTAGCATCTGCTCGTAGAAGTAAGCCCTTAGCCAAGTCTGTACCTTGCTCATGCAGATAAGCTGTAGCAGCGTATTTACGCCCTCTAAAGTCGAAGTAATACAAATGATAAAAGTTTTTCCCAATAAATCTTTTTGCGATATTACCTATGGCTTTAGCTTCACGTATCTTAGATGCTTTAGCTTCAGGATTGTGCATCTCCCAAATATCAGCAAATGCGTCAGTCTTATTACGAAGCGCCCATGTATATACATTATAGATAGGCTCGTTTATATTCCAACCTACTTCTTGCGCTTTATTAAGACAATTAAAAACTATCGGATGTGTATCAGGTGTAAGTGCAGCTAACACAGCTTTGTTCTCTGTCTTAACCATTATAGCGCCTGAGGCATGCCTTGTAGATTCCCAAGGTGCATATGGAACTGTCGAAGGTAATTTCTCAGTCTTAGCTGTATTTAAACCCTCCCAAAGCTCTACTAGAGCGTCGTCATCTAGAACCTCGACAAGGTATGTAGCATGCCCGTTAGAAGCTTTCCCAAGTACTACTCTAATGATTCCTAACAACTCAAATGAGTATAGTATAAAAGCTCCAGACTTAGCAGCCAGTGCGCTATCTCTTTTAAGTTTATTGCTATTCCTAATACTGTGGCCTATCATACCAGCCACTTCAGCTACCAATGCTGTTTGCTCTTTTGCGTTGCCTCTGCCCTCCCTTGTGAATAAATAAAGAACCGACACTGCGATATCCACAATTGAACTTACGCAAATGCTAGGATCTTTTAGAAACTTTACCGGGTTTTGTGTAGCTACTTCAGAGCTAATGCGGTACTCAATCGAATCGACTAATTTTTGTTTTGTCGTATCCACTAATTTCCTTTTCAAATAAGATAAAAAATCGTTTCAATAATTGCAATGCCTAACATAAGCATTACTACTGTTAATACTAGTTGAATTATTCTCTCTATAAATGAAACTGCTATTCTATAAATATGAAGCAACAGGCCTCCAACTTTTCCGAGTTACCTATAAAGACTTTGTTAGTCTTTAGCCAATTTCGTTAATTGGCATGTTCCTGAAAAGTTATCGCTAAACTTCTACTTTTGAAAAAAAAAAAAAAAAAAAAAAAAAAAAAAAAAAAAAAAAAAAAAAAAACAAAAAAACCCCAAAGGTATACTGTTTAAAATTGTTTAATCCTTTTAAGCTTTTCAAACTTACTATAAGGCTCTTTCAAATCCTTCGAATTAGCCTTAAGAAATTTTTCCCACTTTCTTATGATACGCTTTGTTTTTAAATTTTCCTTAAACAAATCATATGCTAAAGAATCAACTTTAGAGCACATCTCATAAATCTTTAACTCATCACGTCTTCCAGCACCTCCAAACCACGCCCACATCGATTGGAAATACCCGAACCCTTCTTTCTTACTGTCTTTCTTACTCATTTCCCAATTCCAAAATAATCTTTGAAACCATTATAAGTATTAGAAATCCAATTACCTGTAGGCTTCGACACATGATTACTAAAAGCCGAACCTACAGTAGCTTCAGGGATTATCGCAGAGCCTAAAGCCTTTTGCAGCTTCTTATTCTTAGCCTCAATGTTTACTATTTTGGCTTGATAAGATTTTATTACAATTGCCTGCTTTTCAATAATATCAGCCTGGTGATCTATAAGCTTCTTCTCGTATTTAGCTTGCGCTACTTCCTGAGATGTTTGCAAACTGGCCATTATGAACACCCTCGCTTTATCTAAAAATTGTGTCTTAATAACAACAACGTTTATTGTTAAAGCTAACAATATAGTGAAGATTATTCTTTTGCTTATTACAGGCTTGGCTTGATAATTTATAACAGCATACATATCATTTACTCCATTCATTAAGTTTTAAATTGATTCCCAAAAAGATTTAACATGATTCACAGCAGATGTTGTAGCTGACTTAACGCTATCTGCAGTTTTAGTGGCTACTGATTTTGCTACATCTGCAGTTTTAGTGGCTACAGATTTTGCTCCGTCTGCAGTTTTAGTGGCTACAGATTTTGCTCCGTCTGCAGTTTTAACAGCTACGGATTTTGCGCTAGTAGCTGCCTGCTTTGAAAGTGTTTCAACTTTCTGCACGGACTCCTGCACAATCGGCTTTACAGTTTCAATTGCTTTCGATGCTGCAGATTTCGCAGGTGCTGCAGGTTGATCTATCTTGACAACAGCATGATCTTCCCCATCTAATGAAGTTACTACAAAAGGTCTTGCGACTTCTACAGTAACTGCACTCGAGTTAGCAATCTTTAAAACTTGCATTGTAGAAGGTTTTCCAGCCTCTACTACTGTAACAGCTACGCCACAATTGCCATCCTTCGGTGTTACATGTCTATCTTCGCCAAGCAAGGTATCGTCATTTAAAACTCTTGACAACTCTTCTTCATTTGCAGAAAGACTCTTCTGCGCTACATCTACCATTGACTTTGCAAGTAATAAATTATCTTTAGAACGTTGAACAGCATCAATTCTATCAGACAATACATCAGAAGCCATTACATTGGTAACTTGTAATACTGTTGCAAGAATTGCTATTGTGAACTTGTTCATTTTCGTTTCCTTTATTAAATGTCTGTACTTCAAATAAAACTACGTTTTGCTACTCACCTACAAAATTTCTTTGACTGTTTAAATTTTAAACCGTGAAAATATAATTCTCACGGTAATAAATACTAATCAAGCCCTAGAACACTTCTGCAATAGTTTTTATACCAATCTACAGGAGGCTTTGCAGGTGTTAAAGGTATTATCGAAATACTTGAGATTTCTTCAAATAATTCAATTGTTTTACTCCATGCATGAAACCATGAAGTCGCATCCATGAACTCAAGCTGGCGAACACCTTTAGATACTACAGATACTTTAAATCTACGTTGATACATTTGTTGAACTCCTTCAGTTAAGTTAAGTTGCTTGTTTTGTTTCTACCATATAAGATACCCTTATTTGCGCAGTTTTCCCTTCATAAAATCTATGGTTTCCGATCACCGTAGACTTCTTAAAACCTGCAGCCCAATAAGGTGTATCAATCTTTGTAGCATGATAGTAGAGGCTTCCATGTGTAACATCAATAACATCTTTTGCGCCGTATACACCAGAGGCTATAGCAAATGCTCGTCTATAGGCTACCTTGTCAGATACTCTATGAGGACTAAGCGTCCACGAGAATTGAGCCTTTTGATGCACTACTCCACAGACTGTCTTCGGGAACTTATCCGAAGCAACACGATTAAGCGTCACTTTAGCTACAGCAAGCATCCCTATATCACCCTCTCCTCGCGCTTCATAATAAAGATTCTCAGCCAAACATACAACTTCATTATAGCTAGAGCCCTTTACTATATGTGCATTATTACCTTTCTTTACAGGCTTTAAATGCTCCCCTGTGTGATACGATGTTACTGAAAACACTGCTACGCATGCGATACAGAATACTATAAATATCTTCAAAGCTCCTCCTCAACCACAAATGATTTTGTACACTGGTACTTGCATTGATTTAGTATCTTGCCCTACAACTACCCTTCTACAAGTCGCTCCATCGGCATCAGAAGGATAGCATGTTATCTGCAAACAAAATTTATAGCCTGGCATCTTAGATAAGAATACTCTAGTACCGTCACTAGGGCTATCTCTAGACTCAAACTCTATTCCGAATTCCTCCTCAATAGTTTGGAGGTAGTCCGAAATTGACTGAAAAGATAGTATAGATATAGTTATATATAAATAAGCCCTATCATATAAGCTTATATAACTACTGACAAGCTCTGCGCCTTCAGGTAGAGGTAGACTTTGAATATAAGCCATGA